ATCAAATTGATAATCTTACTGCGTTTCTTTCATTAAAAAATGAATTTCAATCTATTTCTTTTTATGCATTTTTGGTTGAAAATGGATCAGTAGTATCTACTATTATTGCATAAATTTTTCACTCGTATTATAACGAAATATGAGTGAAAAACTACCTATATTAATTGCACACAGAGGGCTTGTAGATGGGCCTGATAAAGACAAAGAAAACAGTATTTCTGCAATTTTAGCCGCGCGACATCAAGGTTTTGATGTTGAAATTGATTTATGGTATCAAAATTATTGTTGGTACCTTGGGCATGACAAACCTAAAGAACAAATACCACAAGAATGGCTACTATCATGGGATAATTATGATGGCAGGCATCATATGTGGATTCATGCTAAAAGCATTTCAACTCTATATCAATTAAGACGTATCTGGGCCGGTCACGTGTTCTTTCACGAAAACGATCCCTGTGTTTTAACTAGCTCTGGCTATATTTGGACATTTCCTGGTAAAGAATTAACACCTGGCAGTATTTGTGTTATGCCAGAAGTTGCGGGTGTTCTTGGGGATGTAAAAAATCTAAATGTAGCGGGTTACTGTAGTGACTATGTTCGCAACATAAGAGAAACTCTAAACAGTTGAAGTTAAAATTCCAATAAATACACTATCATTTATTGGAATTTTTTTTATGCAAACTATTATTATTGCAGGTGTACTTAATCAACCTTTTGGTAGTTGGCCCGTTGCCAGCCAAAGCACCGACGGTGTAATTTGGACAACAAACAGTATACCATTTCAGACAAATGATTTCTGTACGTCAATTGCTACGGACGGTACCACGGCTGCTGTATCTAATCAACGTGGCTGGGTATCAACGTCAACTGATATGCTTAATTGGTCAATAAATGAAATTAATGACGGTTTTGGAACTACTTGCATAAATCAATCCAACGACCCTAATAGTAATGCCCACTGGCTGGCAGTTGGTAGTTATAACTATATTAATGGATACGGTCCCTATCCGCCTAAGACACAAGTAGCTCAAATTTATAGAGCAAATCAAGCTACAGGTTTGTGGCAAATGGTATTTACACACCCTAACAATAATAGTATTTTTTATTCAGTATCTTATTTTTCAAACGCTGTGATTAATCAGGCAGAAGATGCAGATGTATGGATAGCACTTGGTTCAAATGGGATAGGATCTGGTATCTTTTATTATAGTCTTGATTATGGAATTTCATGGGTTCAAGGAGTTACTCCTGCTGGTATTGGTACGCTGTTTTCAGTAAACATATATCAAATTGACGGAGTCAATTTATGGATTTGGGCAACAAATAACAAACTATATACAAGCACAGAATTGAATACTAGTTTTTGGAATGAGGTTTTCAGCTCGTCGTCTGGGCCAATTGTTCAAATTGTTGTAGAAAATCAGAATAACATCATGGCAATTAATACTATAAATTCTGTCTATTTTACAATAGACGGTCTTGAATATCAAACATTCTCTGTACCGGGTTATGTTTTTAACAGCTTGCAAGTTCTTCCTTTACAAGGTTCATATAGATGGCTGGCATTTGCTCGAAGCATACTAACTCAGTATACTATGTGGTATACTGATAATTTTAAATCTTGGACACCGTTGAATAATACAATTGAAGTTCAAGGTTCGGCAATCAACGTTTAATTGACACTCAACTACTAAAACTGACATGCTAATTTATCAATAAAGGAGTAATTACATGTCAATTGGTTCATTATCAAGTGGGGATAAGGCTAGACTACAGAGTCTAATTAACGAAGGTGTACAGGTTTTGCACGATGTTGCTGCCCTCAAAGAAGGCCTCAAAGAAACCATAGAAACTGTTGCCGACGAGCTTGATATTAAAAAAACGGTATTAAACAAGGCTGTAACAATAGCTTTCAAAAATAGCCAAAACAAAGATAAACTTACCGAAAGCCGCGAGGAATTAGATGAAGTTGAGCAGGTTCTTATGGCGGCAGGTAGAGCATAATCAGTTAATCTAGGATAAAAATATGACAGAATGGATTTTCATAACAGGAGGCAGTGGCTATATTGGTAGTCACGTAGCAGCGCAATTAAAAGAACAAACTGATTATTCAGTTATGATTATTGATAGGCGTGCTAAATTTCTTCCTCATACAACTAGATTTTGTGATTTAGTTGCCGACGAAGATTTTGTCAGCCCGGTTGTAAAAAATGCAATTAGAGATTACAAGCCTAAGGCTATAATACATCTAGCTGCAAACAGCACAGTGGGTCCTAGCATGACAAATCCATCTGCTACATGGGACAACAATGTAATCAAAACGCTCGATTTACTCGAATGTTGTTATGCAAACAACATTAACAACATTGTTTTTGCTAGTTCTAGTGGAGTCTACGCAGATCAAGATTATGCAGTAGACGAAACAAGTCCGCTGTTACCATATAGTCCTTATGTTACTACTAAAATGGTAGGAGAAATGATGTTAAAAGACTGGTATGGTGCTCACGGATTAAGAAGCATTAGTTTTAGATTTTTTAATGTAGCAGGAAGCCATAAAAACTACAACTTAGGTGAATTAAACGGCAGTTCGCATCTGTTAGCTAAAATTATGGAATCTCTAGTACACGGAACTGATTTTACTGTTTTTGGTAGAGATTGGGAAACAGCTGACAAAACTGCTATAAGAGATTACACACACGTAATGGATATTGCTGATGCCTGTGTAAAAGCAGTAAATTGGCTACCAAATAATCCAGGTGCTCACATTATTAATTTAGGCGGCGGAACCGGGCATTCTGTACAACAGGTTATAGACACAACTGAGAGCTTACTTAGCAAAGAGTTGCCATACCGTTACGGACCTCGTCGCGATGGAGATTCTGTTAAAAGATTTTCTAATAATCAAAAGGCATTTGATATTCTTGGATGGAGACCGCAGTTTTCGTTAACTGACATGATTTTAGACAGTTACAAATGGTATAACAGTCAAATGTATCAAACTCTTACACAATCTCATGTTAGATACGAATAAATCTTGTTGCCTTTTTGTTTTTCAACAACAATAGATAAAGAATAATAAGGAATACTATGTATATTGATGCATATTTAGAACGTGAAAAGAATCAAATTCTAGTTGTTGAACGAGATAAACAAGGACGCAGGGTTTATAACACATATAATACAAAATATGTAATCTATTGGCCTGGACAGCGAGGCAAGTATCCAAATATTTACGGTAAACTGTGCGAAAAATTTGTCACAAACAAGATAAAAGAATTCAATAGAGAAACCAGTTTATTACCTCGTTTATCACTGCATGAAACAGATATTAATCCAATTTTTAGATGTCTCTATGACAATTACAAAGCTGCATCAACACCAAAATTACATGTTGGATTTTTTGATATTGAAGTGGATTTTGATCCACTAAGAGGATTTTCAAGTCCTGCCGATGCATTCTCACCTATAACTGCTATTTCAGTTTACCTTTCGTGGCTTGAACGTAATTTTACAATGGTTATTAAGCCCAAAGGTCTTGATACAGAAACTGCTCAAAATATCACTAATAAATTTGAAGATACAATACTTTGTGAAAACGAAAAAGAGCTTCTTGAAATTTTTCTTGGATTAATCGAAGATGTAGATATTCTAAGCGGTTGGAATTCAGAAGGATTTGACATACCGTACATTTACAATCGTATTGTGCAAACATTAGGAAAAGACGAAACACGTCGTTTATGTTTGTGGAATAAATTTCCAAAAAGACGAGAATATGAAGCATATGGTCGTACAACTATAACATATGATCTAGTTGGTAGAATTCATATGGATTATCTCCAATTGTATCGCAAGCACACCTATCATGAAATGCACAGTTATAGATTGGACTTTGTGGGCGAATATGATGTAGGCGACAAAAAAATTCATTATGAAGGAAGTCTTGATAAGTTATATAACGAAGATTTTGAAAAATTCATTGAATATAACAGACAAGACGTTATGCTTCTTGTTAAGATTGATGCCAAAAATAAATTCATTGATTTAAGTAACAACCTAGCACATGAAAATTGTGTATTATTAGGGACTACGCTTGGAGCTGTAGGTTTAATTGACCAAGCAATTGTTAACGAAGCCTGGGATTTAGGCTTCGTTGTTCCAAATCGCAAAAGGGACAATTCCCCAGTTCGTGATAATGATATTGACGATGAAGACAGTGAAGACAACATATCTGGGGTTGTCGGTGCGTATGTCGCAGACCCTAAAGAAGGCATGCATGAGTGGATCGGCGGAGTTGATATAAACAGTCTATATCCTTCTGCTATTAGAGCACTGAATATGAGTCCAGAAACTGTGGTTGGACATATTAGACCAGAAAGTACTGACAAACTAATTGCAAAACGTATTAAAGTAGAAAAGAAAAGTTTTGCAGATGCGTGGGGCGGTATGTTTGGCACTCTTGAATACAATCAAGTAATCAATAAAGAATTAACACCTATTACAGTTGATTTTGAAGATGGGTCTACATCAACAGTTTCTGCAGTAGAACTTTTTGATCTTGTATTTCAGAGTGGGAAAAAATTTACATTATCTGCAAATGGTACCATTTTTAGTTATGATAAACCAGGAATAATTCCTGGGCTATTAGCACGTTGGTATGCAGAGCGTAAAGAGCTACAATCAGAAATGCGCAAATATGCTAAAATGGCGGATGAAGAAACTGATACAGAGAAGAAGAAAGAATACAAAACACTAGCTGAATTTTATGATCAACGACAACTGATCAAAAAGATTTTGCTAAACAGTTTATATGGCGCTATTGGAAATCCTGGCAGCAGATTTTATGATCCTCGTGTGGCGCAAAGTACAACATTAAGTGGCCGTTGTATTGTGAAACATATGGCATCGAAAATTAATGAAATTATTGCAGGTGACTATAATCACCTTGGAATTTCAGTAATTTATGGTGACAGTGTTACTGGAGATACATTAATCAAGACAGACTCCGGAGAAATAACTATTGAGCAACTTTACAACGAATGTTTTGAACACTGTATCTCTAACGGTAAAGAATATGGATTATGGTCGCAAGCAAAGGTGGTTGGATTTAATTCGTATGAAATGGTACCGTTAGTTAATCCAATCGAGTACGTAATGAGACACAAGACTAAAAAGAAATTATATCGTATTACTACTGAAAACGGCAAACAGGTAACAGTGACCGAAGATCACAGTCTTATGGTTGATAGGGATGGATATCTTGTTGAAGTTAAACCAACTGAAATATTAGAAGGCGACAACATCATTACATTTGTAGTATAATAGATAAATAGGCATATGGGGACAGGAGTATCAGCATATGCCAAAATGTCTTGAATGCGGATTTGAATCATCTAGACTACAATGGACTCATTTTAAGTATAACTGTACAGGAAGATTTAAAAACGGTGAAGAATACATGAATGCATATCCATTTGCTAAAGTGGTTGATGACGAACTAGCCAAACGTACGGCTGTAACATTAGTTACATTGATTAACAAATACGGCGAGAAAGACGGAAGAATTAAGTGGGAAGCATATAGACAGAAACAAGCAAAATCTAACACCTTTGAATATAAACAAGAAAAGTATGGATGGACTGCTGATGAATTTGATCAGTATAATGTGTCGAGAGCAATTACTGTAGAAAACATGGTAAAAAAGCATGGGGTTGAAGATGGATTACGTAAATGGGAAGAATATTGCGACCGTCAAAAATTTACAAAAAGCAAAGAATATATTGTTAACACATATGGATTACAATATTGGAATGATCTGTGTCAAAAAAAGAGTGCACCACACAAAGCGGAATTAGTAGCAATTAAGTATGACATCACTATTGATGAGGCAGTCGCTAAAATCGCTGCTAGATACCGATCATCATATTCAAGTACTCTAGAATTAGAATTTGTAAAAGAATTAGAGAAAACTTTAGGTAAACTTGATAACACAAACCTGACGTCACCTTTTGGTAAATGGAATCATATAAAAAATTCATATGTAGTATATGATATAAAACACAATGATTGTATAATAGAATTTAATGGAGATTATTGGCATGCAAATCCAAAAATTTACAGCGCCACTGACCAAATCAGAGGCACGGTTGCTAGCGACATTTGGGAAAAAGATAGAATTAAGCTTGATATAGCGCATGCCGCAGGATTTAGAACATTTGTGGTATGGGAATCAGATTATCTAACAAATAAAGAAATGATTATTAAGGAAATAGTAGAATGGATGCAGACTACACCAAAGTAAAATCAATTGAATGTCTCGGAGAGATAGATGAATATGTTTACGATATTTCTATAAAGAATGGTGATCCTTTCTTTTTTGGTAATGATATACTTTTACATAACACCGATTCCGCCTACTTTTCAGCTTATCCAGTAATGAAGGATTTGCCTGAATTTAAAGATTTTGACTGGTCAAAAGAAAATGTAACTGATTTGTACGATAAGATAGCAGACATAACTAATGCTAGTTTTTCAGAATTTATGAATAAAGCATTTAATTGTCCTCCGCAAAATGGATCTATTATTAAGGCAGCTAGAGAACTATGTGCAATTCAAGGTCTGTTTATTACAAAAAAACGCTATGCAGTTTTGATTTATGACAAAGAAGGCAAAAGAAAAGATATCAACGGCAAAAAAGGTGAGATCAAGGCTATGGGTCTTGATCTTAAACGCAGCGATACACCAAAGATTGTTCAAGATTTTTTAAGTGATTTGTTAATTGATGTACTTACTGGCAGTAAAGAATCTGAAATTCAAAATAAAATTTTAGAATTCCGTAAAGAATTCCGCAGTTGGCCTGCATGGCTTAAAGGTTCGCCAAAAAGAGCAAACAAGATAACGTATTATGAAGGAATAATAAATGCTCGACAAAAACCAGACTTAAAGACCAGTGCGCCTAAAAAATCAATCCCAGGACATGTTCTAGCAAGTATCAATTGGAATAGATTGAAAAAGATATACAACGATAACTATAGTATGCCTATACAAGATGGGTTCAAAGTTATTGTTTGCAAATTAAAATCTAATCCAAGCGGATTGACTAGCGTTGCATATCCTGTTGATGAAATGACACTACCTCAATGGTTCAAAGAATTACCATTTGATGATGATGCAATGGAAGCTGCAATTATAGACAAAAAGGTTCAGAATCTCTTAGGAGTTCTTAAATGGGATTTAGAATCAAACAAAGATAATAACACATTTAATGAACTATTTTCATTTTAGAAAGGACCAAAATGCAAAAAATAACTGCAAAAAATATTTTGATATATGAACCACAAGAACTAAAAACACTAATTGACGCACTCAATGCTGCACCTTCATACTTATCAAAGCGATTCATTTTAAAACATTTGTGCGGATGGACAGATGAAATGATTCAAGAAAATATGAGAATGTTCGAAGAAGAACAACAACAAATAAAGATCGGAGCAAAAACATGGCGCTAAAAGACTACGTTAAAGACATCACCACGTATGTAATACCAAATGGTTTTTTTGATAGAATTAAGATTACAGCTTCTAAAAAAGAAATTTTAGTTGAAGCTATGGAAAAAGAAAAAGAAGTGATTCTGAAGGCTAAATTTTCTAAACCATTAGATGAGCTTGACGGCGAATTTGGTCTAAGTAATCTTTCTTTGCTGCAAACTATTACAAGTGATCCAGAGTTCAGTTCAAACGACAGTGTTATGACTGTAACTTATGAAAATAGGAATGCAGAAAAAGTTCCATCTGAACTAGCATATGTAAACAAAAGCAAGAGTTATATAAATTACAGGTTTATGAGTAAACAACTAGTGCCTGATCAACCAAAATGGATCGAACCTAAATGGGATGTAGTTATTACTCCAAGTAAAAGCAACATACAACAGTTAGCATGGGCAGCAAATGGTTTATCTACTTATGAACAATATTTTAGTCCGCAAATTGTTGATGGCGATTTGAAATTTTTTATTGGTGAAGACGGTGCAGCCACGCAACGAGGCGGCGTTGTTTTTGCATCAGATCGTACAGAAACTTTTGAAAGTCCGTATAAATGGAAAATTTCACAGGTTTTAGGTATTTTAAAGATGGCTGACACATGTGATTGCGAAATGGCATTTTCATTAAAAGGTGCTATACAAATTACACTAAACACTGGGGTTGGAAGCTATAGGTACATCTTTCCAGCGAAGGTACGTTAACAGAGCTAATAGCCCGGACAACTTCCGGGCTATTTTTTTGTTTGATAAATATTACTGTATGAAATTAAAAAAACACTATCGCACCATCGTAATAAGCGATTTACACATGGGCAGCAAAGGTTGTAAAGCAGCACTGCTAAATGATTTCCTACGTAATCATACCTCAGACTATCTATATCTAAATGGGGATATTTTTGATTGCTGGAAGATACAGCAAAATAAATGGTATTTCAATCGGCCACAAAGCAAGGTCCTGCGTAGGTTGCTTAAAATAAGCCTATCTAAAACACAGGTTGTTTATGTACTAGGCAACCACGACGATTTTTTCCGTAATTTCATACCATATAACGTTAATCTTGGCAAAATACTTGTTGTAAATGAGCATACCCATATTGGAGCTAATGGACAAAAATTCTTGGTAACCCACGGCGACATGTTTGATACCGTAACCCGAGTACATAGATGGGTCAGTTTTCTTGGTGACAAGGCCTATGACTGGTTATTGCGCATGAATGGCGCGGTCAACGCCTGCCGTAGATTGATCGGTTTGCGGTACTGGAGCTTGAGTCAATATCTTAAAACCAAAGTAAAAAAGGCCGTCAACTTCATTTATGATTTTGAAGAAACTTTGGCCAGATATGCCAAATCTAAAAATTACGAAGGCGTTATCTGCGGACATATACATGTGGCAGAGATAAAAGATCTCCATGGTATAACCTATCTCAACAGCGGTGACTGGGTTGAATCTTGTACAGCACTGGTTGAGGATGATACTGGCTGCTGGTCCATAATACACTGGCATAAGACAGATAACGAACTTCGCAATCTAACCAATACCATCAAATGAAAATATGCTTAGTTACGGATACGTGGAACAATGTAAACGGCGTTGTAACCACCCTCAACGCCACGGTTCATGAGCTTGAACAACGGGGCCATACAGTAAAAATATTACATCCAGGGCTTTTTAAAACATTTTCAATGCCCAGCTATCCTGAAATAAAATTGAGCTGGAATCTTTGGAATCTTGGTTCCATGATTGAGCAGTTTGATCCCGACGCAATACACATTGCCACAGAAGGTCCTCTTGGCTGCGCAGCTCGGTGGTATTGTAAGGTTAGAAAACGACAGATACTACACAATACCAGTTACCACACCAAATTTCCTGAATATCTGAAAATACATCATGGGATACCATTGTGGATAGGATATCGGTTTATGCGATTATTCCACAAGTTTAGTTCCAGGGTGTTGGTCACAACTCCGACGGTTAAAAATGAACTAACCGGCCGTGGATTGACAAATTTAGTGGTGTGGAATAGAGGTGTTGACCATGCTGTTTTCAATTCCGTCGGTCGTTGCAAAACTTTAGCCAGCAAGCCGGTGTTGTTATGTGTTAGCCGTGCAAGTTATGAAAAAGGACTGGATGAGTTTTGCTCTTTGCAAACTGTTGGTACAAAAATACTTGTCGGTGATGGTCCGTATCTAGAAGATCTAAAACAGAAATATCCAGATGTGATTTTCACAGGCTATAAAACTGGGAAAAATTTGCAGCATTACTATGCAAATGCGGATGTTTTTGTTTTTCCTAGCAAAAGTGACACATTTGGAGTAGTTATGTTAGAAGCAATTGCATGCGGAACACCTGTAGCAGCGTATCCAGTTACTGGGCCCATTGATGTCTTAACACCCGGTGTTAATGGGGCAATGGATACTGATCTCTACGTTGCAATTGAATCTGCACTGAAACTAGATAGAACCGTAGTTGAAAACAGCAGCCAGTGTTTCACTTGGGCTGCGTGCACCGATGTTTTTGAACGAAACTTGGTTAAAATAAAGAACCAGCAAACAAGTTGATTAACCGCTTGCAGTTGATTATCATCACTAGTAACAGTGGAGAAAGACAACATGACAATAGAAATAACAGAACCATCCAGCAGAATGATATATGTGACCTTCCAAAAGGAAGGGATACACAAGTATCCTGCCGCAGCAACTGATCCTGCCCTGGCTGAGGAGACCGACTATGAATAAGAAAACATTTGTCTATTGCACATTCCAGAAAGAGGCTTATCACAAGTTCCCAGGGGCCGATACAAATCCCAAATATGCAACTGGCGATGAGTATGATGTAAGCCATCTTGGATTTAGGCATATGCACTACTTCAATTTTAAGGTGTGGGTTCAAGTGACCCACGAAAATCGTCAAATTGAGTTCATACAAATGCGGAGATGGATCGAGAATCTTTACTCAAAAGGTATCCTTGAGCTTGATAATCAAAGTTGCGAGATGATGAGTGATGCCTTGTATGAAAAACTTATCGATCGCTATCCTGGCATGGAGATTAAAATAGATATTAGCGAGGAAGGCATTAACGGTTCGTATACCGAATATCAACCCTGATATTGTGTTTTGAAAGCCAACTAGGGTTGTATAAGTTGTTGGCTTTTGATCCACCATACGTTGTAAATAAGAACAACGCAGTATCGACTCTGCCTCCTGTAAACACCTTCAGACCGTCTTTATAAATCTCATAAATCTTGCTATTTTTCTTTCCAGATTTACTCCTTGCATCTTTCAATCTACAAACTGTTTCGCTATCATACAGCTCTTCGTATGTTTTTCCTTTCATTTTCTTGCTGGGATTATTTTGTTTTAGTTGTGTTGATCTTTTTAATTTGATTTGGTTGGATTTCTCTATGCCATATATCTCTTCATAAGATTTACCGGCGTTTTTGTTTGGTGTTGACTTTCCTTTTAACATACTACCTTGATGAAATCCGGTGGGAGGTAATTCACTAGGTTGTAGTCTTATATTAGAAATGCCGTTTGTATATACAATCCAACCTCTATTATTAGTATTAGCATTAAATGATTCAATTATATTGTTGATATGCTTTGAAGATTTTTTCTTGCCTTTTAGAGCTGCTGAAACTTTTTGTCCGTGTCCTTTTGGTTTTTTGGGTCCCTTTAGTTCTCCAAGACCTAAAGATACTATTACTTTCGCAAATGCAGTCTCCATCCATTTATATTGGTTAAAAGAATATACATACACAAGCTTCCTTCCAAGCAATGGGTGTTGTCTTGAATCAAACGTAACTCCATAGCTGTTATTCAACCATTTTGGATTATCTATAACTTTCATCCGGCGTAGAACTTTATCTTCCCACATTCTCGCATCTTTACCTGATTTAAATATTTTTCGAACTTTGTAATCAAATGAATCCTTACCCAATAATTCTATTCTTTTGGCTATCTGCACAGAGCTTGTAAAATACTTGACCCATAATTCAGACGGATGGCATCCACGGGCGTACCTTACGCCATAGTATACTTCTCCAGTTGGTATGCATTTGATCAAATATGTATATGGGGTTGTCATCACATTCTCTTGGTTATGTCCATCGTCATATATTTATCTTGACAATACCATTAATTTCTTCACATCATAGTATGATACAGTAAGATTTATAAAATTAAAACAAAATTTAATGTCGACACACAACTAGTTGAATAACAAAGGTATAAGTGTCAACTGCACCGATTGTGCAGTTGAGCTAATGCTATTAGCGAAGATGGCAAAAACTGTGTAACATTAGAATAAACAAAGGATACGTAATGAAGAACACTAAATTTGATCCAGTAACTGGTGAACTAGAATATACCCATAATGGTTATATTTTCCGTCTTACATCAGAAGCCGTCATTGACGCTCTCAATTATCAAGGAATTGACATATTACATCACGTGTCAACGATAGTAGATAGCTTCGCTCCTGGTAATGGCGAAAGAATACGTGTAACCATACACCGAGACTTAGCAGATGATATTAGTTGGATAGAACACACTATACGAGTATCAAAGGTGCAACAATGAGAAAACTATTCTATATGGGATTAGAAAGTTATTCAAGCCGTTACACATATCAGTTAACCGAGTGGTCAAAAAGGGTGTTTGATCGCAGAGGAATTGATTACGTGATAGTGCCTGGCAGCACACTTGACAGTTCAGAAGCTATTGTAGTTGGTCAAGTATTAGATGCACATGGACGCAGTTACTTTGGTATGAGCCAAATGATGAATTTGGTAAAAATGATGAGAGACGGCGCAGTTACTAGCGACGATGTTATATTTTTTGAAGATATGTTTCAACCTGGTATAGAAAGCCTTCCTTACATACTGGATCAAATTCCGCAAAATTTACGTCCAAAGATATTTGTACGGTGCTTGGCTCAAACAATCGACCCTGATGATTTTGTTCATGTATGGGGTATGAGTAAATGGATGAGCTTATATGAACAGATGTGTAACGAATTTGTTACAGGTATATTAGCTACTAATGAAGAAATGGTAGCACATATGAAAATTGCCAACTGGTCTGCGCCAATATATAACATTTCTGGATTAAGTTTTGGTAAAGATGAAGTACAAGAACGTGTAAGTAATAATATTCAACCATTTGAAAATCGAAAAATGCGTGTTGGATTTGCGGCTAGATTTGATCAAGAAAAACAACCAGATTTCTTTATGGATCTTATTGAACAAGTACATCGTGAACGACCAAATGTAATTTTCAGTGTTTTTTCTGGCGGATCTCTACGTAGTAACGATAAAAAATACCTAGACAGAGCTAGACAATTACAACAAGCTGGGCAGCTTGAGATTTTAGAAAATCTCAGTAAAAATGAATATTATGCACTGCTAAATGACACAAGAGTATTGTTTAATTGTGCATTGCAAGATTGGGTGAGCAATACCGTAAGTGAAGCAGATGCACTTGGAGCTAATGTGCTATACCCGGCATACAGAAGTTTTCCTGAGACATTTGCAAATGATGCAGAAAGATTGTATATTCCTTGGAATAT